GAGAGCGAATTGCAGAGTCAGAACAGATGATTAAAGGGTTGCAGGATTATATCAAACAAGAATGCATGGAATAAAAAAAAGCCCAGCATGGGTGCATGGGCAAACTAACAGGATATTAATCAAAGTATAGTGATAATTACTTAGTATAGCTTAAGTAAATATATATATCAGCAATTAGATAAGTCGTTTATCCATTAAGGAGAGTGATCATATCTTGACTGCTAGGAACAGACTAGAAGTGGCTTGGCAGTGTATCGCTAAGCTGCGAACTCTACGCATTTCATTCTGTGCATTCACCGCGCAATTAAAAACACTCACAGAACCTTACAGAAAGTCGAACCTGAGAAAAACCGTTAATGGTGTTTTCTGTGGGGCGGTTATTTCTGGTGAACAGGTTCGCTTTTCTATAAGGATTTACACCATGAGCAAATCATTAGTTTTCAAAGGTAATGAAATTACTCCATTTGATAATGGTGATAATAAGATTTGGTTTACCAGCTCTCAGATGGCTAAGCTACTCGAATACAAAAATGAGAAGTCAGTAACCAATCTATATAACGCCAACAAAGACGAGTTTTCTGATGATATGACAATGGTCACTGAAACAATGACCAATGGAATAAACAACAACTTACGTAAGAAAAAGGTCAGGATCTTCTCTGTTAGAGGTGCACATCTAATCGGAATGTTAGCTAATACAGATGTAGCGAAATCCTTGCGTCGATGGTTACTTGATCTAGCTGAAAAAGAGTCAAAACCACAAACAGGGTTAGCAAACCTTGACATGAATGAGCTTAAAACCCTGACTATCAATGAGATGCAAAATAGATTAGTAGCAGCCGATAACTGGTCGTTCGAGAACTTTGGCAGGAAAGGTAGTGACTTAATGAATTTACGCAAGCGTCACTTAAAGAAAATACGCAAAGCGAAGAAGGCAATTAAAGAACTATCACAATTAACCTTGCCTGATATGGGCGAATTTCCAGATGGAGAAGAGCCAGCATGAACCACGAACAATTCATAGAGCAGAACGTACTAGCCGAGTTAAAAAAGCTCGGCTTTTCTTTACCTGTTTGTCGTAGAGCAAGTTACATGGCGGTAGATCATTATCGCCGAAGCTCTCAAGCAAGTAGAAAAGGGCGAATGTTTGACGACTGCTTACATATTGCCAAAGTGTGGGCGAGTAAGTTCGCTAAGGAGAAAGTATGACCAAACAAGAAAAAGCAAACTTATCCATTCTCTATCGTCAATTACAGCAATCACTTGAATACTTACACTGTGGAAGAGTTGATGATGGGAGAATAGTTGCTGAAATCGTCGAGCGCGAGTTAGGCAAGTTAGTCAACAAACAGAAAACCAAATAGGCCCTAGCGGCCTTTTTTATTTAAGGAATGGATATGGCTAAAAGACCAGATTGGGAGGCCATCGAGTCGGCTTACCGAGCTGGCGTGATGTCCATAAGGGAAATAGCCTCTCAATACGAGATAACCCATCAGGCGATAAGTAAGCGTGCCAAGAAAGAAGGATGGGAGCGAGATTTAAAGGCAAAGGTTAAGGCTAGGGCTGAAAACTTGGTTGCCAAAAGGGAGGTTGCCAGTCTGGTTGCCACCGAAAAGGCTATTTCAGAACGGCAACTTATTGAGGCTAATGCCGAGGTTATCGCTAATGTCCGCATGGAGCATAGAGGCGATATTCGAAGGGCTAGAGAGTTAACTAATAACTTATTTGATGAACTATCTGCTGAATGTGCTGATGTGCCAGCCTTAAGAAAACTTGGCGAGTTAATGTTTAGTCCTGATGATAACGGACGCGACAAACTCAATGAAATTTATCACTCAATCATCTCCCTGCCTGAGCGCGTTAAGTCAGCCAAATCATTAAGCGAAACATTTAAAAATTTAGTTGGCCTTGAGCGTCAAGCATACGGCCTTGATGATGTTCAGCCGAATAAGACAGCTAGTCAGCTATCAGAACTAATGGACGACTTATCTAAGGAATAATCATGAAGCCAGAACATCTTGCATTATTGAGAGATAAGCTCTGGCGATTAAATCACCTCTACTGGATAACCAATAAAGAAGGCAAGCCAGTTCGATTTAAAATGACGCCTGAGCAACTCGAATATTTTGAAGGGATGCACACGCGAAACATTATCCTTAAAGCCCGTCAGCTTGGCTTCACTACTGAGGTCTGCATTATCCAGCTAGACGCAGCGTTATTTGAGGCGGCTAAATGTGCATTGATAGCCCACACACTTAACGATGCTAAGCGGCTATTTAGGGAAAAGATAAAGTATGCCTATGACAAGCTACCCGATGAAATCAAAGCGGCTAACCCAGCGAGTAATGATGCGGTTGGTGAGTTGGTGTTTAGCAAAGGCGGCTCGCTTTATATCAGCACGTCATTTCGTGGCGGTACACTCCGTTATTTGCACGTTTCTGAGTTCGGTAAGATATGTGCTAAGTATCCAGAGAAAGCCCGTGAGATTGTCACTGGCGCATTTGAGGCGGTATCAAGCGATTGTTTTACGACGATTGAAAGCACAGCGGAGGGTCGAGCAGGTTATTTCTTCGATTATTGCCAGTCTGCTGAGAAAGCGCAAATTCAGAATAAGACTCTCTCTAACCTAGACTGGAAGTTCTTTTTCTTCTCATGGTGGAAGAATCCAGAGTATGCCATTAACCCTGTTGAGCCATTACCCCAGCGGTTAGTTGATTACTTTGATGAGATAGCCAGCAAACATGGTGTTCAATTAAACGAGCGCCAGAAAGCATGGTATTACGCCAAAGAGAAAACGCTTGGCGACGATATGAAACGGGAATACCCGTCAATACCGTCTGAGGCATTCCAACAATCGGTTGAAGGCGCTTACTACGCCAAGCAGTTCCGCTTCCTGTACGAAAATAAACGCATTGGCACACTTCCTGATAACTCGCACTTACCGGTTCACACGTACTGGGATATTGGTGTGGGTGACTCAACGTCAATTTGGTTTATTCGTGAAGTGGGCGAGGAGTTCCACATTATAGACCACTACTCAAACAGTGGTGAAGGTCTACGGCACTACATGAAAGTACTGAAAGACAAAGGCTACACATATGCAAGTCACAATGGCCCTCATGATATCGATAACCGTGAGTTTGGCTCGGATGCGAAATCTCGGCGTGAATTAGCGCGTGAGGGGTACGAAATCGACGGACAAATTTACTCAATCCGATTTGAAGTAGTGCCGAAGCTTTCAGTTGATGAAGGTATCGAGGCAGTACGTGAAATTCTGCCACTTTGCGTGTTTGATGAGCATAAATGTAGTGAAGGCATTGCTCATCTAGAAGCTTATCGTAAAGAGTGGGATGACAAGCGAGGCTGTTGGAAAGATAAACCGCTTCACGATTACACGTCGCATGATGCTGACGGATTTAGGTATTTTGCGGTGAGTCGCAGAAATACCAAGCGTCCAGCATTCGAAATTAACCTAGGAACAACCTTCTGATGAGTACAACAAATGTAGATTTCACTCGACCGGAGTATAAAACGGCTGCTCCTCAGTGGGAGTTAGTGCGCTCTGTTTGTCGAGGTGGTGAGGACATAAAAAGCTATCTTCCTGAGCTTGAAGAACAAGATGGCAAACGCAAAAGGAAACGCAATAAAGACTATCAGGACCGTGCTGTGTTTTACCCAATAACAGGTAACACCCGTAACGGTATGATAGGCATGGCATTTAAAAAAGATCCCTTAGTTGCTGTTGTCGAAAAGCTTTCGTGTTTAAAAGATGATGCTGATGGTGCGGGCTCAAGTATTTATCAACTCGCTCAGTCCTCGCTTGAGTCGGTATTAGAGGTAGGGCGACACGGGCTATATGTTGATTACAATAGTGATTCTAAACTTCCGTACATATTTCAATATCGAGCTGAAGATATCATTAATTGGCGTACAGCGCGGATTAATGGGCGCACGATGTTAACGCTGGTGGTATTGCGAGAGACAATTGAAGAAGAGGACGGATTTGGATTTAAAGATGCAATTCAATACCGAGTATTAGCGATAGAAGAAGGTAAGTTTATCTGCCGCGTGTATCGCAAGCCCAGTGGAAGTAGCGTTTTTGAAATTTCTTCTGAGTATATACCTGCGCGTGCTGGTAACGGTGTGTGGAATGAAATTCCATTTACATTTATTGGTGCACAGAATAATGATCACACTATTGATGAAGCCCCACTTCTAGGATTGGCAAAAATCAACCTAGGGCATTATCGAAACTCTGCTGATTATGAAGATTCTGTTTTCTTCTGTGGGCAAATACAACCTTATCTAGGTGGGCTAGGAACAGAATGGCGTGACTATCTAGAAAAGAAAGGCGTTATGGTTGGTTCTCGCTCGCCAATTATGTTGCCAAAAGAAGGTTTCTTTGGTTACGCTCAGGCTCAACCTAACATGCTGGCAAAAGAAGCAATGGACAGTAAACGCGATTATATGGTTGCGCTCGGTGCTCAATTGGTTTCTGCTGATAGCAAAGTTAAAACGGTTATTCAGTCTGTCGGTGAACAGAACGCACAAACCTCTATCCTGAGCACCTGTTGCTCTAATGTTTCCGATGCATGCAGTAAATCGCTAATATGGTGTGCTGAATACTTAGGTTTAGATACTGCAGGCATTTCGTTTGAGATTAACAAAGACCTCGTTAATCACATTGCCGATAGTTCGATGATCCGTGAAATCGTCGCAGCATGGCAATCTGGCGCAACGCGTAAATCTGACTTAGTGAGAAGTTTGCAGAAATATGATGTTATCGACCCCGCTGATGATGTTGATGTGGTGGTGGATGAGCTTAATAATCAAGAGCCGACAATGGTAGGTGAGACATGAGATCAGTGAATGAGCGGTTAATGGATGAATTGATTGCTCACTCCCTGTTTTCTGGTCGCTATTCTACAGGGGTGGCTAGACGCATGATAAAGGCACTTAATGAGTTTGATGCTGAATTAACTGCTTCACTTATAGTGTCTTTAGATGATACCTCCATCGATGTTAATAGTTTCACTGCAAGGCGATTGGAGTCGTTGCTGTCCAGCGTTAGAAGTATTAATAAGCGAGCTGTTGATAGCGCTTTTTCGCTACTAACGGAAGAAATGAGAGCGCATGCATTATATGAGGCTGGTTATTACCCATCCCTTTTTGATTCTCTACTACCTGATGTTGTTCTACGCAAATATCCACTAATGAGCATTACAGAGGAAATGCTATTTTCCTCAGTCATGTCTCGCCCATTTCAAGGGAAATTACTTTCTGAATGGGCTGATGGGTTAGAGTCAGATCGCATGACACGCATAAATAACGCTGTTCGTAATGGTTATTTAAATGGTGATAGCGCGGTAGAAATCGGACGTAAAATCAGAGGACATGCAAACCAAGGTTATAAAGATGGCATATTGCAACTAAGCCGAGCTAATGCGACGACAATAGCTAAAACTGCCATTAGCCATTTACAAGCAACAGCGCGAGATCAGTTTGCTGGTGCCAATAAAGACATTCTTGATTGTAAACAGTGGTTATCTACCCTCGATAATAAAACATCTCACGATTGTATTATTCGTGACAGACTGAAATACACGCTGGAAGGTAAGCCTATTGGTCATAAAGTTCCTTACCTACAAGGCCCAGGAAAAATCCACTTCAATTGCCGTTCAACAGAAACATTGGTTACCAAATCATGGCGTGAATTAGGCATTGATTTAGACGAGATGGATGCAGGAACGAGAGCATCAATGGACGGGCAAGTGCCAGCGGATACTAATTTTCTTGATTGGATACAGCGACAACCTGAGTGGCGACAGCGACAGGTATTTGGAGAGACAAGGTTCAGGTTGATGAAAGAGGGCGGTATGCATCCATCCGAATTTTACACGGACAAAGGTGAGTTTATTTCTCTCGAACAGCTCAGGGAGATAGACAAGCAAGCATTTAGAGAGGCTGGATATAGCTAATCAATAAACCATTTAACAAGGTCACCTCGGTGGCCTTTTTTGTTGCTTAAAAAACTAAGGAATATAACTATGTACGCACTTAAATTAATTACTGAACGTGAAGGACGTAAAGTGGAAGAAGTCCACTGCTTAGGAGATATGTACCGCTTAGAGTTTTATCCTGAATCAGAAAATAAAGATATCGTGGCGCGGGTTGAACACACAAAGAAAGACGCCATCCCATTATTTGATATTAAACGAACAGATCATGCTTACATTACAACGATAGTCGGTGACACGGTTCGGGTTATCAGTCGCGGATTAAAATCAAACTAACACTGGTCGCTTATGCGGCCTTTTTTATTACCTAAATTCAGCTTAGGGCTGAGTTAATTCAACGCGCTAGGCGCATTCAATCCCAAGGGGAATAACATGTTATTTATGAATATCGAACGCAAATACTATTCACAGGCTGATGATAGTTCGCAAGGTGGAGGGGGTGGAGTACCAGAAATCACCCCAGAGATTCAAGCCATCATCGATAAGCAGGTCTCAGGGCTAAAGGCTAAAAACAGTGAGTTACTCGGCAAGCTCAAGGAGCAAGGCGATAACTTGAAACGCTTTGAAGGTATTGATCCCGACACTGTGAAGGGAATGCTCAAACGCTTTGAGAATGACGAAGAAGCTAAACTCATTGCAGATGGCAAAATTGACGAGGTTCTCAATAAGCGTACTGAGCGTTTGCGTGGTGATTTCGACAAGAAGTTAAAAGAAGCAAGCTCTAAAGCTGAAAAGGCAGAGGCGTTTGCAAATAAATTCCGTGCTCGTGTGTTAGGCGATGAAATTCGTTCCGCAGCAGGGAAAGCGGGCGCATTAACCAGCGCTCAAGAAGATTTAATTTTACGTGCCAAAGGCATTTTTCAGATCAACGATGAAGGTCAGGCCGTAGCCGTTGATGAAGATGGCAATCCAATTATGGGTAAAGATGGTCGTACGCCATTATCACCTATTGAATGGATTGAATCCCTAAAAGAAAGTGCTCCTCACTTATTCCCCGCAGCCTCTGGTACAGATGCAGGGAAACATAAACAAGGTGGTGCGCATTTTAAACGCTCTCAAATGTCCGCTAGTGACAAGGCTGATTATATTCGCCGATACGGGCGTGACGCATATTTAAAACTTCCAAAAGAGTAAGGAAATATAAGCAATGGCTACGACGACTAATAATGATTTAGTAATTTATAACGATTTAGCACAAACTGCGTTTTTAGAACGCCGTCAAGATAATTTAGCAGTATTTAATCAGGCATCAAACGGCGCAATTGTGCTGGATAACTTGTTTATCGAGGGGGACTTCCGTAAGCGTGCCTTTTATCATATCGGCGGTTCGATTGAGCATCGTGATGTAAACTCTACAGCATCCGTAGAGAACAAAAAAATCGGCGCGGGCGAATCTGTTGATGTAAAAGCACCTTGGAAATATGGTCCTTATGCAACGACAGAAGAAGCATTTAAACGCCGTGGGCGTGATGTATCGGAGTTTTCTGAGTTGGTGGGTACGGATGCGGCAGATGCTTCACTAGAGGGTTACATTAAATACTCTTTAGCTGCGCTGGGTGCAGCAATCGGCAATAACAAAGAAATGGTGGTGACGGCTGATATTGCGACCGATGGCAAGAAAACGCTGACCAAAGGTTTACGCAAATACGGCGATAAATTTAACCGTGTAAATCTGTTTGTTATGCACTCAACCACCTACTTCGATATTGTTGATCAGGCCATTGACAACAAAGTGTATGAAGAAGCGGGTGTGGTTATCTACGGTGGACAGCCAGGCACATTAGGTAAGCCTGTGCTGGTAACGGATACAGCGCCAGTAGATGCCATCTTTGGTTTAGTGCCGGGTGCTGTGACTATCACTGAATCCCAAGAGCCGACTTTCCGATCTTATGAAATCAATGACAAGGAGAACTTGGAAGTTGGTTATCGTGGTGAAGGCGTGGTTAACGTTGGCGTTCTGGGCTATAGCTGGGATGAATCAAAAGGAAAAAACCCTGATTTAACACAGTTAGGCACCGCAGGTAACTGGAAGAAGCATTTCACTAGCAACAAATTAACCGCTGGCGTCATGATTAAACTGACTGCCGAAGAGGGAAAGTAACCCTGTCAGCGGATAAAACGTCCGCTATCGCTGACAGTACAGATACAGTAACGATCACTCTTAATTACACCAAGGGCAGCTCTCCAGTCGAAGGAGCTACCGTTAATTGGTCTACAACAGGTGGTAAATTAAGCGTTACTTCATCTAAGACGGGCAAAGCTGGTGGTGCGACAGTGAAATTAACTTCTGATTCACAGGGTGAATTTATTGTCACAGCCACTGTTGATGGTGTTGCACAAAATACTGATGCAATTACATTCACAGAAAAAACTTCTCCAGACGAGTAATTTAAGGGGCTTTGTGCCCCTCTTTTTTTTGAGGTGAGCATGATTGATCCTGATAAGAACTCTCCAATATTTAATAGCTACGCAAGTGTGGATGATTTGAAGAAATACGCTGAGGATAGAAATATCACTTTGGCAGATAGTGGATTAGAGGCATTACTAATTACGGCGATGGATTATCTTGAATCGCAAAAATGGTTAGGTAAACGAACTAACCCAAATCAACCTTTATCTTTCCCTCGCTCAGGGCTATCTCGCGACGGTGTTGCCATCCCAAGCGATCAGATACCAAAGCAATTAATCCAAGCTCAATGCCGTTTAGCGATTGAATCAGTAGAAAATGACCTACAGCCCACGTTAGGCGCTGAAATCACCTCAGAGCGAATTGAGGGCGCTATTACTGTGCAATATGCCGAAGGCACTAATACTGGCGCACCAAACTTTCCTTGGTTAAAAGGTTTATTGTCTGGCTTGATTGATGTCTCGGATGGATTTGCCATTAATACATTTGCAATGAGGTAGCCATGAACATTTATCAACGTGGGCAGAGCACAGCATTAAGGATGTTGAAAAAATATGGCGTTTCCTATCAGGCTAAGCGTGATGGTAAGCATTGGGTTGATGATGAGGGGCAGGAACACTTTGAGCCAGAAACGTTATTTTCTGTTGTCGGGGTAAAAACGCAATATAAACCTCACGAAATCGACGGAACACTTATTCTCTCCACGGATATTAAAATGATACTTCCTCCAGACATTGATATTCAGAAAGGGGATAAGCTGCTTATCGATGGCGTTTGGTTGCGCGTTCATGAGCCGAATCCTGTTAAACCCGCTGATATTATTATCTGCTATCAGTCTCAACTGAGGGCGTGACATGTCAGATCAGTTTATGAGGTCAATTAACTTATTTATCGATAAATCCAATGCAGATATTGAAACGGTTGTAAGAAAAACCAGTATTCAAATACTTGCTAGGCTCGTTGATATGTCACCCGTTGGGAATCCTGAACTATGGGAAGTTAATAGGGTTGCCTCAAACTACAATAAAGCAGTTTTTGAACATAATGAGTATCTAAAACAAGATCCTAATAATTTAACACCAAAGCGACGTCAATTAAAAAAGCGTGTTCGTGTTAATGGCTCTATGGATATTTATGTTCCTCCTGGTTATACAGGGGGGCGGTTTAGAGGTAATTGGCAGGTGTCATTTGATGCTCCAGCGGAAGGCGAAACGGGACGCATAGATAAGTCAGGCAATATGACAAAGGCGTTAGGCAACGTTGTTATTGAACAATTTAAGGTAGGAATGAAAGCTATCTATTTCACAAACAATGTGCCTTATGCTTACCGCCTTGAAATGGGGCATTCGAAACAAGCACCTAACGGTATGGTTGCTGTGACTGCTGAGGAATTTAGTCAGTTTTTCAACTCTGCCGTATCGGAAACTAAATCATGAATCAGTCAACGATTAATACTGAAATACGAAAGCTGGTGGCGAGTATTGGCAAGGATTTAAACCTAAAAATCGCATGGCCCAATCTTCCTTTTAATGATATTAACGCTCCCTATCTTCAACTCCATGTCATGCCAGCAGAAACGGATAACATCGGGTTATCTCTGGATATGCCTGTTTATCGTGGTGTTATCCAAATTAACGTAGTTGGGAAAGTAGGGGGTGGGGACGCTAAGATATCAACTATTGCTGATGACGTTAAAAACAGATTAGAAAATGGATTAACATTAGGGGAGGGTATCTACATTAACGGAGAGCCTAGCCAGTTCCCTCCAATTTCAGATGAAACAAATTATACCATTCCTATTCGTGCATCCTATCGATGTAATGCAATCCGATAACACCGCTTAATTGCGGTTTTTTTATACCTAAAATAGAGGTTAACAATGGCCTATAACATTCCTAATGGGTCGCGTGTTTACGTCGCAAGTAAATACGATGACGAAATTAAAATTACCGAGGCAACTAATGCCGAAGAAGCCGTACTAACAGTTGATGATGTGGGTGACATTGCTAAAGGCGATATTGTTCATGTTACATCTGGCTGGAAAAAAGCTTCGGGTGCTTTCCGTGTTGCAAGTGTCGCTGAATCTAAAATCACCTTAGAAGGTGTCGATACAAGTGATAAAAATGTGTTTCCTGCTGGTGGCGGTACAGGAACATTAAAGAAAGTATTGTCATGGGAAGTCATGCCACAGGTGATGACACTTTCTACAGAAGGTGGGGAACAGCAAACTCAAGAGGTTCAATTTCTTGAAGATGAGCAGGCAGAAACTATCGATACCTATAAAAATGGTGTTGTACAGGTTTATACCTTTGCTCACGATGCTAAGCTGCCTATCCGTAAATTGCTAACAAAATTGGACGACAGTAAGCAAGTTACTGCAATCCGATTCTTCAATAAACGCGCAGAAGAAGATCGCTATTACACAGCTTCAATTTCATTCCAGCGTGTGCCAAACACTGCTATCAACGAAGTTGAAAACGTAACAGCGCGATTCTCACTTAAATCTGAAATGCAGATTTATACCAACGCATCTTAATCAATAAATACTCACAACAGCCCCGAAACAGGGGCTTTTTAAGGACTGATAATGCCTAAATTTACACTCGTCCCAAATCCAACCTTCAAAGCTAACGTTAAAATTCCTGTTGCCGGCAAAGAAAAGCCAGAAGTAGTTACATTCACATTTAAACATCACTCAGTAAGTGAGCTTGATGGAATGCGAGAAAAACCGATTTCTGAGTTCTTTGAGCAGATTATTGCTGACTGGGCGATCGAAGAGCCATATAACAAAGAAAATTTAAACATATTGTTAGATAACTACCCTTCAGCCTCTCGTGCTATTTCATCAACGTATTACAACGAACTGTTAGGTAACCGCGAAAAAAACTCCTAACGGTCGCCGAGGCAATGTATGGCGGAATGAGTTCAAAAGAATCGACTGAGTTCGAGCGTGCTTTTGGCTTTCCGCCTGATATTGATGATGTTGAGGTGTGGCCTGATGTTTGGGATTCGTATCAAGTATTTTCAGCTATGAATACACAGTGGCGTGTAGGTATGAATGGTATCACAGGCTTGGATTACAACCCATTAAACCAAATAATGGACTTACTCAACATCAAAGATAGAGCGACCGTTTTTAGCGATATCCGCATTATGGAGGCTAAGGCGTTAGAGGTGATGCATAAGAGACCATAGTCGCGCTTTTGTAAAGCAATAAACCTATTTAAAGTTCTATTACGCTTACTATCGCCACTCGTCTAGCATATTTATCAATTTTTCTAGCTTCAGAGCAGGCAACTTCAGTAAAGGTATTCAATATTTCCTCAATACCTTTTCCGGATTCTATTTTTATAGCAGCGTTTCCTTTTAATAAGAATACATTTGTATTGTCGAATGCTTCATATACAAGTAGGTATTTTTTGGATGGCATTACAATGTCCTCATTGAAGTGAGCCATTATAGTATGACGTTAATGCATGACTGACAAATAAAATGCTAATCAGTGGTAAGCGCAGATTGGTGAGCAGAAAGAGAAAGTAGCCAATTATCAGGCTTGAGATATTTTATAGTAAAGGTAGGAATATGAACAAAATCCTAAGGCAGTATCGACATATGAAGGTGCCTTTATTTGAATCTGGATATATTATCTATTGTGGCTCTTGGGATGATTGGCGCTCTCTACATGAAAAACTAGGCATTGATGGTGGGGATAGTTTTGTTAACGGTGCAAGTCATACAGTTACTAACACTCAGTGTGTACTCCATATTATTGGTGTGTTTAACGGTAAATTATCTACTCTAGCTCACGAATGCGCACATATAGCGTTCGACATTTGTTACCGCGTCGGTGTGAGCGTTGAAACAGGAGCCGCGAATGAAACATTTTGTCATCTTATTAGTAGGATGGTGGATTTCTGTGTTAAACCCAAAAAAGCCGACGTAGGCCGGCTTTAATTATTACAACAGGTTAAGGACGCTTACTGTTTGGTGTTCTTTTTTCAAGAACCCATGTGTTGCCTGATTGCGTTGTTGGTGGTAGCTTTTCGTTGTCTCTCACTGTGGCATAATTGTTTTTTAAACCGCCACGAGGTCCAACTTCTCGATAGATACCGCCATCTTTACCTGTGTTTTCACCGGGTTTTTTACCCATAATAAAAACTCCTTGTAATGCTCGTTATTGAGCAGAACAAATATTAGACGTGAATTTAATTAAGTCAAATATCCGTACAAAGGAAATGGGGCTGCTACTAACCTGATGACGTTTGGTCCTTTATTCGTTTTCTGAAAGCGCTAAGCTTTCCTTTTAACACTCATCACTGATCAAATTACCAGATAACCATCCATAAGCAATATTGATATTATGGTCATAAAATCAATGAGTAGTATCGGTGTCGAAGCAGAGAACGCAGTAGGTGGTGATTATTTTATATCGATTAACCTATTTGCGTACAAATAAAACAACATAAAATGCTTAGGGGATGGGTTTGAAAGAAGATACTATAACCATCAATTCGGAAGATGATGTTTTCAGATTGGTTGCGCAGTACGCTGAAGGTCATGAGATTCCAGAAAACGTAACATTTGAAGGCTGGCCAAACTTAACCTTTAGACTTACGGGTAATAAGTTCAATAAAAGTATTACACCATCCGTAATGAAAGGTTTTATTGACATGCAGGCGCATATCAATAAAGCATACGCCGCTTTCAAATATGGTGATCAAAACAAGCGTTTATCGAAAAAAGAGTTAGAATCGATAGAGTTGGTTATAACTATTGATGAAGGCTCATCCATAATTGAGATAAACATTGGTGGTTTTTTAGAATCACTTAAAAAATCGGTAATTAAGAAAATGACAGGAAAACAGATAGCAATAACAGTGATAAGCGCTGCATTTATCTGGGGAGCGTCTTCTTCTTATAAGTATTACCTAGATACCATGCGAGAAATAAAACTTGCTGAAATAAGCAAAGAAGGCGAAAAGCAGACGCTAGAGTCGATTAGGTTTATGTCTGAGCAAGAGACTAAACGAATGGAACTTGTTACAGGTGTTATCGAGTCCATACCTCAACTTAAGCAGCAAAATGAAATAGCCACTGAGTCTAAAGGTAATTTATTAAAGAACTTGAATAAAGCTGACACTATCGAGTTCGATGGTGTTGTTTTGGATGCTGAGTTAACTAAAGAGCTAACTTCTACAAAACGTAAAACTTACGCCGAAAGAAGAATTGATGGCATATATAAGGTTGTTAAGGTTGAGCCAGGCGATCCTGCGCCATTCAAGGTTACAGTGAAAAATGTAACCACTGGTGAGCTAGTTAGTTGTGTAGTTCAGGATGTGTTTTTAGATGAAAAAGAAAATAAAGAGATTATTCAGCAAGGTGAGTGGGACAGGGAGCCAATCAAACTAACCATAAACGCTAAAGTACTGGGCGATGAAATTAAGTCAGCAATCATTATTAAAGCCGAAAAACTCCCCCAAGAATAAATCTGAAGTAGATGAAAACTAACCCACTCCGGTGGGTTTTTTGTTGCCTGAATATCTCAAATTATTGATATTGTTTGATTGTTCTAAATTGAAATGACCGACCTACAAAATAATTGTAGGTAACTACAAAAGTTTTGTAGTTCAAATATTGAGCGACTCCTAAAGGGTTTTACAAAAAAGTTGTAAAACTTATCTTGTGTAATTTATTGATATAGTTTGATTATAACGAATCGTTAGAATTGATAGCCCGTCCTTGGGCGTTACTACTGTTGCTATGCAATTAACGGAGTATTTAAAATATCTCCGCTTTTCTCACCTTGCATAACTTGGGTGCGTAAGCGGAAGTTTTGCAGTAACTCAATAAGAGCATTAGAGTCACGTTGTAATTTTTGAATGTATTCAACACTGACAACGTTATGACCATCAACGCTAACTACTTGTTGCTTTCCATTTTTATAAGAAACTAACCATCTGCCTTCTTTGGGTATGGTTACAGTGATTGAGTTTTGATTTGGCTCAAAAAGTATATTTTCTTCCTGTTTAGGAATGTATTCACCTTCAAGAACGAACTTGTGAATATACTCAACCGCATCGGGTATCTGATCTGCTGTTAGCTCTTCAATGCTACTAACATTAAATTTCTGGTGAACAAGAGAATAGGCTTCTGGGTACATAATGCCTTTCTTACTAACCAGTAGATTAACAGCATTCTTTAATGGGTTGCGTTCTTGAACAGTTGATTTGTGTTTTTTCTTAACTTCACCAGTAGTCCAATATTCATAAAGTACGTCGTCACACTCTTCTTGATACTTGATTACTTTATCGCGGATCTCTGGTTTGACTTTGTTAGGGCTGATAGTGTGAAGCCAGCCTGCAAGTTTACGGAGAGCTAGGCAAAGCATTGATTGCTCACCGCCTTTTGAAGGTATCACGATTTCCGTGATCCCTTTACTAAACCTTTGTTTTAGCTTTTCAAATTGAGATTGCCAAGTTAACCCCATGCCTTCAACTATTGGCTTCATTGGTACATATGGTTCGCCGTTGAAATTTACTACATACAGGTTGTTACCGTGGAAAGGTACGTTAATTGTTGATACACTAGTCATGTCGGTTACTCCGTAGTTTCTGACAAATTAGAAGCCCTAGCTACCGCAAATAGTTGGGGCTTCGCTGTTTTAGTTGACACGTTTTTCTCTTTCTTTCACATACCAAGCTATCGCTTGATTAACTATTGAGTTTTGCGAAATACCATCTTTCGCTGAGAGTTCTACCACTTTACTTTTTAACACCTCTGTTAATCTGAGTTGAAATTTTCCTGTTTTTTTATTGGTATTCATATCTTCATCCTTTTATGTGTCTATGTGACATCACAAAGATATCAATGTGAATCTATATAGTCAACGAATAATTGACTATATTGTGATATCACAATGACTTTACTGGTGGTTGTATGTCACAAAAAAATACGAGAATAAGAGATATAACGCCTTATAGCCTTAGAATGCCTGATACTCTGAAGGAAAAGTTAATGCAAAGGGCAAGTAAGAATGGGCGATCTCTTAATGCTGAAATGGTTATGATTCTTCAGTCTGCAGTGGATGAGGATAGCACCCATAAAAACTTAAATGAGTTGTCACAGCTTGATCCTGAAAAGTTCAAAGAACTGTTCATGGAAACTATCAAGAAAATGAATGAGGGTAAGTCATGAATTCTGAAGAGATAAATGAACCAGACCCATTACTTCGCGATGCTATAGAGTATGTAATTGAAAAACAGAGAGTGTCAATATCAGGTGTGCAGAGGCAATTCCGCATAGCATACAGTCGCGCAGCTAACATAATAAAAGAGATGGAAGCTATTGGAATTATTTCTGAGTGTAATCACAATAATAGTAGAGATGTATTAATACTAGATAACTTGAGTGCCGATTTATTAATTGATGAATATTTAGAAGTATTGCAAAACTCTGAAAACAAAAATGAACCAGATAGTATTAATGATGACTTTAGTTCTGTTGAAAACCAGATGAAAAGAGAAGCTATAATAAATAAAAGGATTGTTATATGGCTTCATGATACAGGGCAGGATAGTGATGATGGAACAAGGATATACATATTAAAGTCATACTCTCCATTTGAGCACTTATTTAATGCCCAAAGAAGACCCTCTTCAATAGATAATGACCCTGGTGGGGATGTTTTAGAAGGGTATAGATTTTCAGCTACGATGCAAACAAGAACACCATTGAGGGTATTAATCCAGCATGGAAGATTGGAAAAGAAACCTCTTCATAAGTTACCAAAAATAATTAGAAGCGAATGGGAAGGTATATGGATCCCTCATACAAGGTCGTGGAAAGATATGGGGATAGATATGAAGGAATGGAATACAGAAGGAAGTATGGCTTCACAAATAGGGCAAATTCCTTCAAATGGCGGGGATTATTTGAGGTTTTTGATATTTGCCAGAAATATCAAAGAGGCAAAAGCATCAAGCGAAGAAAAAAGGAATATGATAAATTTAGGTCGTTGCATGTATGGTGAGGAAGGCACTCCATTTAAAGACTTCATTGAAGACTATAATTTCAGTAATAAATAATTTTATATGAAACTAAATAAAGAACTGAGAGGACGGGATGAAGAAGTTATTACTTGGTGTAGCGTTGTTGTTGATTGGTTCAAATGCCATTGCTGAATGGGAATACAAAAAACATTTTGATGAGATGAGGGGATCTGAAAGCTATACGGCATCGCTTCAATCAATGCCAATAAATAAAGATATAGATAACGAGTTGTTACTTCTCTTATCCAGCGATAATAATTCCACGTCGAGTTTAGCTGGCTTACACTTACTCAGTGGCAGATTTGATTGCGACAACCCCAATCTATGCAAAATAGCGGTAAGGTATGGCAATGGCGCGGTGAAAAGTGTATTTGTTAGACTTAATGATGAAAGGAACCTTGCTTTTTTCATTAACTCTAATGAGGTTGCGGAAACATTAAGGTTATCAGATGTTATGTATGTTGAGATACCAATATTCAGAAAAGGTAGCGCACAGTATAAGTATGATACATCAGGATTTAAATGGACGGGAATTGAAAAAACAGGAGAATATTTAACATCCTTAGGTTCCATTGATTTCACAAAAGAATTACCAAATATTCCTAGTAATACTTATAAAAATGATAGAGGGAGTGTTTGCTATGACATTAATGATTTTTCATTTGGGATAAAAGTAAAGGCGGTAGGAAAGGCTAGTGTGTGCATAGATGGGAAATTCCCTATTTATGTTGAAGTTAGTAATGTAAAAGTTAATAAAAATGACTTTGTGAAAGAGGTTAATTTAGCTAGAAAAGCCGATGAAGACACAGAGGGGAATACTCACATGTGGTTAGCGAGTGATGATGAATTTCTGACTATGATTCTTCTTACAAAACCAAATAAAAATGGATATGAGATATTCATGGATTATTCGCCAAGAATAAATATTTATAGTCAAAAGTAACTTTATCGAAAATAGACAAGCCACCTTCGGGTGGTTTTTTTATATCTGGAGGAAATTAAATGGCAGATATAGCAACAATATCATTAAAGGCTGATACGTCAGATCTGGAGCGTGGCACACAAAAGTTAAAGGAATTCGGCGATACGGCAGAAAAGGTAAGCGGTTCTTCGCGAAATTTAAATGACCAGTTTAATAGAGGGGTTGATCATCAAAAGAGAGCAGCCGACGCGATAAAGAGGCAAAAGAAAGAACTTGATGACTTATTAAATTCAATAAATCCAACCAATAAAGCATTTGATGCGCTTGATAAAGCCACTCAAAAATTAATAGAGGCAAATAAAAAAGGGATATTACCAAAGGATCAGTTTGCAGACTATAACGCCATACTTGAACAGACTAGAGATAAATTAACACGAGTTAATATGTCCCTTACTGCTGAAGGGCGGGCGTTGTTAGCTCAAGAGGCAGCAACAAATAGAGCCAAGCAAGCTGCTGATGATTTTTTAAATTCACTGAAAAATCAAACTGAAATTATAGGAAAAACGAGGACAGAGATTTTAGAGCTAAAAGCGGCTCAACTTGGCGTGTCGCAACAAGCCGCGCCGATGATCAACAAGCTAAAAGAGCAAGAAAAAGCATTCTTAAATGGCTCAATCACTATTGGTCAATATCGAAACGCTATGCGACAACTACCAGCCCAAATGACAGATATTGTTACGTCATTAGCATCAGGAATGCCTGTTTGGATGGTGATGATACAACAAGGGGGGCAAATAAAGGACTCATTTGGTGGTGTCGGTAACTCACTAAAAGCGTTAGCATCACTTATTACCCCTGCAAGAGTTGCTATGTTTGGTTTTGCTGGTGCTGCGGCAGCTGTGGCGTTAGCCGCGTATAAAGGGTCGCAAGAATTTGGCGAGTATAATAAGCAGTTAATTCTTACTGGTGGTTATGCAGGAAGAACAGCTGCACAGCTGGATGCTTTGGCTAGAAGCTTATCGGGGAATGGGATAACTCAGTATGGAATGGCTGATACTATTTCAAAAGTAGTTGGCTCTGGTGCTTTCTCGGGCCGAGATGTTGACATGGTATCTAAAACCGCTGCTGCTATGGAAAAAGCCGTTGGTCAATCGGTTGATGAGACAATAAAGCAATTTCAGAGATTGCAAGAAGATCCAGTTAAAGCAGTCACTGAATTAGATAAATCATTACATTTTTTAACTGCTACCCAATTAGAACAAATAACCACACTTCAGACGCAAGGAAAAGAGCAAGAAGCGGCTAAAATGGCTATGGAATCATATGCCAATGCTATGGATGAGCGAACCAAACAGATAAAGGAAAATCTAGGTACGCTTGAAAAAGCTTGGCAATGGGTTGGCAATGAAGCTGAAAAAGCATGGGATAAAATGTTAAATATCGGCAGGGAGAAGACTCTTGAGCAGCAAATTCAAGAGTATGAAGAAGCTTTAATTGAAGCTCAAATAAAACCTGCTGGAAAAGATATACTACGATACAAAACAGGGTTAACCGTAGATGAAGTTAAAAGTAAACTCGCTCTATTAAAAGAAAAACAGACTCAAATCGCTATAAAAAATGCAAGTGAAAAAGCCGCAAGAGATGAGGAAGAGCGTAAAAAGGCGCAATTTAGAGCCGATCAAGAATTAAAGCGACAATACGAAACCGCAGAGGAAAAGCACCAGAGAACACTCAATGAGATAAAAAATAACGCGTATGCATCTCAAGCTGCAAAAGATGAAGCCATCCGCCGAGAGAAAGAGCGTTACGAGAAAGAAAAAGCCAAAGGTAAAGGTAAAACCCCAACCTACCGACCAGATTATGGTACTAGAGTAGATGAATCAGCAAATCAAGCCCTACTATCCCTGCAAGCACAATTGAAGGTGCTAAAAGAGCATAAAACAGTCAGTGATGTGATTAGCTCTGAGCGTAAAAAACTTTGGGATATGGAAGCGAAAATATCAATCCTTGAGGAGGCTCAGAAAACAAGACAGTTAACCAAGGACGAAAAGGCGTTGCTTGCTAAAAAGGACTACATTCTTGCTTCTCAAGAAGCACTGGCCATAGCTGGTGATGAGGTTAAGCTTCAGGAGTTACATAATCGTGAGTTAGATAAACAACTTAAACGTGTTGAAGAAATTAATGCCAGAAGTCGCGCCTTAGAGTTGGGAGCTGGTAAGTCTGACCGCATGTATCAACGAGACATTGCACTAGAGAAAGCTAAATCACCAGACGAGAGAAAAGCCTTAGAGGAGTATTATGCTAAGGAAGACTCTATTCGTGCTAACTGGGAGTTAGGCGTCAAGAAAGGCTTTGCTGAATTCCAAGAACAGGCAACAAACGTTTACGGTAACGTAGCTCAAATTAGTCAATCAGCATTCCAAGGCATGAGTAACAGTCTCTCTGATTTTGTATTGACGGGCAAAGCTAATTTTGCTGACTTCACTCGCTCATTCTTAGAAATGACCACCAAGATGTTAATGCAGATGGCTATGCTAAATGCTATGAAAGCGGCATTTGGTGGTAATGCGGTAGGTAATTTCTTTGGGTTTGCAAGTGGTGGTTATACAGGCGGTGGTGGTAAATATGACCCCGCTGGCGTAGTGCATAAAGGCGAGTTCGTCTTTACCAAGGAAGCAACGCAACGATTAGGTGTAGATAATCTCTATCGACTAATGGATGCAGGAAAGAGAGGTTATGCTTCAGGTGGTCATGTCGGTGGTTCTGCGCCAATGTCGGTTACACAGCCAACAGCATTTATCGCTCGCAATCCTCAAATTGCTGGTGGTGGGGTGAATGTGACAATTGATATGAGCGGCGTCAAGATTGAAACCGAACAGCAACAAAGTGCAATGCCAAATATAGATGTGAGAGCTGCTGAGCAATCGTTAAAGAATAAAGTTAAAAGCCTTTTTATTAGTGAAGGGCGAGAAGGTGGTGATTTGTACAAGATCATTAAAGCAGTATCAGGAAATAGATAATCATTTAATAAGAGAGGTATTTATGAAATTAAAATTAGGAAATATTTGTATTCGTCCAGAAGATAAAGAAATTAGCATTCCAGTAGATGTATACATGGGAAATGAAGCTGATTTTGAACCACCAAAAGCATATCTGGTTTATCAAACTAGCTTTGATGCTAATAAGCCTCTTTCGGAATATTTTAAAGAATCCGAAGAATATGCAAGAAAAACAATTAAAGAATTAAACCAATAACAGCCACCAAATTCTGTGGCTTTTTAATGAGAGGTAGTTATGAAAATCAAAGTAGAGTTCCCATTGTTATCAAACAAATTTTCAGGAGTGGAAATTACAGGGGATGTGAAAAGATATGGCATTGGGGCTATAAAAATAAGTGAAAAACCTATATTAACGTCAGAAATTACAGTAACGGAGATAGTGGGAAATAATACCCCAGATGAAGAACCAAAGTTACAATTTAAGTACACAGAGGATTATAACCCAAATGAAACATTTGCTTCATTTATGGGGAGAGCGGAAAAATATGCAAGAACCATGATAGATCGCATAAAGGCGGCACAGTAACCGCCTTTATAATATGGTACTAATTATGTAAATGTGACTGAATGATACCAAACGCCTCGATAGTTACAGGACTATCATGCGATACTTTATTTAATTCACTAATAAGTTTTTCTTTTTCAATATCAGACATATTCCTAATCATTACTTGAATTATATACTCTAAAGCAAGAGTACGTGTTTGAAGGGCCTCTATGTCTTTTGCCATTTCACTAACTAACATATTCAATTCTCCATCGAAGTAAGTCAGCCATTCCTTCGGTAAGTTTCTCTGGGCTGAATATATAAAATAACCTAATGGATATTTATTAATATCCTGATATTTGATCAGGCGGCTTTGTATCGCCTTTTTTATTGGAGTAACCAATGGAAGAGTTTAAATGGCGAACACAAATACAAGATTCGCCAAGCGGTGAGTTCAAGCATCGCATTAAAGAAGTTGAATTTGGAGATGGTTACAAACAAGTTGCTGGTGATGGTATTAATCCAGAATCTCAAACGTGGCCATTTGCTTATATGGGACTAAAAGATGAGGTGATGCCTATTTTTAAATTCATTCGGCGACACACAGCAAAATCATTTATTTGGACGCCTCCATTTGGTGAAAAAGGGCTTTATCGTGTTAAAGCTGATTCAATAACGATGCTCCCCATCTCTGATGGAGTAATGAAATTGACAGCTACGTTTGAACAGGCATTTAGCGCATGAATATCACAGCAGATGTACAAAAATTAGAGCCGGGTAATAAGGTTCAATTAATTGAGGTGGATGGTAGTGGGTTTGATGGCCCTATTCTTCGCTTCCATGCTTATAACTTACCTCACACACCGGAAGAAATAGAGAAATCTAATGGTGTTATCAAGCCAAAACCAATTTGGTGGCAAGGAAATGAATACGGAGCATGGCCTTACGAAGTTGAAGGAATGGCAAAAAATAGTGATGGTAGTCCAGCGAGACCATCTCTAAAGGTTGCCAATATAGATGGCTTAATTTCATCTCTATGTCTTCAGTTTGACGACATGGTGCAAGCCAAAGTAACTATTTATGAGACATTTGCTCACTATCTTGATGCTAAAAACTTTCCTGAGGGAAATTCAACAGCTAATCCAGACGAATGCTTTAAACAAGTTTATTACATCGATCGTAAAACTAATGAGGTGGCTGGCGAATCCGTAGAGTTCGAGCTGTCTAGCCCGTTTGATTTGCAGGGAGTAATGATACCCGTTCGACAAATTCATAACCTTTGTTATTGGTGCATGAAAGGCGATTATCGTAGTGGTAATGGGTGCTCATATTCAGGGAGTAAATATTTTGATGAGAGAGGAAACCCTGTTGATGATCCTGCGCTAGATAGTTGTGGTGGACTTATTAGTGATTGCAAAAAACGCTTTGGTGAGAATGAGCCATTAGATTTCGGAGGGTTTCCTGCTGCGGGGTTAACGAGATGATCACAAAAAAATTAAGGGAATCGATATTTCAACATGTAAAAGCTGAATATCCAAAAGAAGCTTGCGGAGTTATCTGTCAGAAAAGTCGAGTTAAAAAATACTTTCCTTGTAGCAATCTTTCAGATAGTCCAACAGAGCATTTTGAGCTTTCTCCAGAGGGTTACGCCCTTGCTGAGGACTGGGGAGAGCCAATAGCAATTGTGCACAGCCATTGTGGAGATGGTGTAACGACTCAACCTAGCGAAATAGATAAACTACAGTGTGATGCGACAGGATTACCTTGGGTGATCGCATCATGCCCAGAGGGTGATATTCGAATTATTTACCCTCGAGGTGAACGAGAATTAGAAGGACGGCCTTTTGTGTTGGGCTATGCTGATTGCTGGTCGTTAATTATGGACTACTACCACCAAAAACACGGTATTGAGTTACATAACTACAGCGTTGATCGGTATTGGTGGGAAGAAGGCGAAAACTTGTATATGGATAATTACCAAAAAGCAGGTTTTGTTGATATTGCTGGTGAGCCGAAAGAGGGTGACATGATCATCATGCAAGTGCAAGCCGATGTACCTAATCACGCTGGTGTGATTATGAATGGCATGTTACTTCACCATCTTTATGGTCAACTCAGCAGGTTGGTTCCTTACAGTGATTATTGGCGAGATAGAACCGTAAAAATTGTGCGGAGGAAAGAGTTTGTATGAGCCTAAAAACAATACGTCTATATGGTGTTCTTGGCGCAAAGTTTGGGCGTGAACACAAATTAGATATAGATTCACCTCGCGAAGCAATTAAGGCGCTCTCCGTGCTTTATGATGGGTTTGAGCCGTTTCTTGCTAATGCACACCTGAAAGGGCTGGAGTTTGCCGTATTTAAAGGTAAGCGCAACATTGCTGAAGATGAATTATATCTTGATACCACAGAAGAGATCCGCATAGCGCCAGTGATAAAAGGTAGCAAGCGTGGTGGGTTTTTCCAGACTATTTTAGGCGTAGCCATGATTGGTGCTGCCATGATGTTAGGTCCTGCAGGTTGGGCTGCATTCGGTGCGGGTGGTTTTGCTGGTGGTGCTTTAGCTATGGGCGGGGCAGCAATGGCGCTAGGTGGCGTAGTGCAAATGCTGTCACCTCAGCCGCGTGGCTTATCTGTGCGTCAAGACGCCGACAATAAACCTTCATACGCCTTTGGTGGTGTTGTAAACACAACCGCACAAGGAAATCCAGTTCCTTTACTTTATGGACTAGATAGGCGAGAAGTGGGTGGAGCGATAATCTCTGCAGGGATTTACACAGAAGATCAGCAATAACATAAACGAATTTCAGAATAGCCACTATGTGGCTTTTTTTATGGGTGAAATATGGAATTAATTCATGGTGCAAAAGGTGGTGGCGGTGGCGGACATACGCCCACGGAATCACCAGATAGCTTACTTTCTGAATCAACAGCTAAGATTTTATTGGCTATCTCAGAAGGTGAAATTGCTGGTGGCTTAGACGATACTCGTATTTTTCTTGATGATACACCGATTGGCAATGCGGACGGTACTAAGAATTTTGAGGGTGTCACTTGGGAATTTAGACCGGGTAGTGAACACCAAGAATACATTCAGGGTATCCCATCAGTAGATAGCGAAACATCGGTAGGGTTGGAATTAAAAGACGATCAGCCCTATGTGCGGAGCATTAATAACACTCAGCTATCTGCTGTGCGCATTAGACTATCTGTTCCTCAATTGTTTCAACAACACGATAACGGGGATACTACAGGCTATAGAATTGAATATGCTATTGACTTATCTACAGATGGTGCTGGATATAATGAAGTATTAAAGTCTGCTTTTGATGGTAAAACGACCAGCGAATACCAGCGAACACACCGCATTGACTTACCCAAGGCAAATACAGGTTGGCAGATCCGTGTCCGACGATTAACTAAGAATCAGAATACAGCCAGAATTGTTGATAAGGTTACTATCTCTGCTGTTACTGATGTTATCGATGCTAAATTGCGTTATCCAAATACGGCCCTATTGTTTATTACTTTCAATGCGCGTCAATTTAATAATCGCATCCCTAAAATTAGCGTTCGCCCAAAAGGTGGCTTGCTTATCAAAGTGCCCACGAATTATGACCCGATTAATCGGGCCTATTCAGGCGTATGGGATGGCACCTTTAAACTTGCAGCAACCAATAACCCGGCATGGGTATTTTATGATTTAGTACTCAATAATCGCTACGGCTGTGGTGACCGGATCCAGTCTTCTCAGGTTGAAAAGTGGGACCTGTATAAGATTGCGCAATATTGTGATGAATTGGTACCCGATGGGCATGGTGGTGATGGTAAGGAGCCTCGATTCCTGTGTGATGTTTATATTCAATCGCAAGAATCGGCATACCAAGTACTGAGAGATATAGCGGCTATTTTTCGTGGTATGACATTTTGGGCTGATAACAAGGTTAATGTTGTCGCTGATATGCCAGATAGTATTTTTAGAACGTTTACTAATGCCAATATTGTTGGAGGTAAGCCTACCTATTCAGGAGGTAGTCAGCAAAATCGATATACACAAGCATTAGTTTCCTACACAGACACCAATAACCACAGTAATGATGCGATTGAGGCTGTGGCCGATATTAAACTACAGCGTCGTTACGGAGTACGCAAAACTGAAATATCAGCGATAGGTTGCACTCGACAGACGGAGGCTAACCGTAGAGGTCGCTGGGCGTTACTCACCAATGCTAACGACAGAGTTATTAGTTTTGCGACAGGATTAGAGGGGGCAATACCTTCTCCTGGTCATATCATTGCTGTTGCCGATTCTACATTGGCTGGAAGAGATAATGGTGGACGTATATCGCGTGTAGAAGGCAGAAAAATAACACTTGATCGCAGAGCCAATATTAAAGCTGGTGATAGGTTGATTGTTAATCTGCCAAACGGGCGCTCAGAGGGAAGAACCGTATCACTGGTTGCTGATAATATCATTACAATTTCAACGGAGTACTCACAGGAACCAGAGAAAAACGCAGTTTGGACAGTTGATGCTGATGATTTAACATTACAACTTTATCGGGTCGTTAATATTACTGATAATGGCGATAATACATACACTATTACTGGCGCAATCCATAACCCAAGCAATTACGATCACATTGACTCTGGCGCAAGAATAGGTGAGCGTCCAATCACCATTGTTCCACCGAGTGTGCAAGCACCACCTAAAAACATTCGTATATCATCCTATTCTCAGGTTAATCAAGGTATTTCATTTATTACTCTGCGTGTTGATTGGGATGCAGTTGATAATGCCATTACCTATGAGGCTCAATGGCGGAGAGATAATAATAACTGGGTATCAATGCCAAGAACATCGACATGTGGGTTTGAAGTTGATGGCATTTATGCTGGTCGTTATCAGGTGAGAGTTCGTGCGATAAATGCGTCTGAAATATCCAGTGTATGGACTAATGCGCCAGAAACAACACTGACAGGAAAAGTAGGGAGCCCGCCTAAACCTGTAAACTTTAGAGCTTCACCGCTCGTATTTGGCATTAAGTTAGGCTGGGAATTTGGTGAAAACACCAGTGATACGTTAAAAACGGAAATTCAGTACAGCAAAACCAATAATGGTGAAGGTCTGATGCTGTTATCTGATGTTCCTTATCCCTCAAAAACCTATGAAATGGCAGGGTTATCAGCAGGTTTAACGTTTTATTTTAGAGCAAGACTGGTAGATAAAATAGGTAATCATTCCGAATGGACTGAGTTTATTCTGGGAGAATCTGAGTTTGATGCTAGTATTATTCTTGATGAATTAGCGGGGCAAATCAGCCGAGACCAACTCGCACAAGACTTATTGGGTGAAATTAACAGTAAAGCTAACCAAATCGATATTACTGAATTACATGAGTTGATGAGGATAAATCATGACAAGATTTTATCTGAGTTGATGAGGCATGGAGCAACGATTGAAGAAAGTGAAAAAAAATGGGAGGAGGCAGGAAAATTACTGGCTGAGCGGATAAATCAAGTTTCAACGGCAACAGAAGCACAGGCAGCCGCAATTAAACAAGAGCAACAAGCACGTATTGAGACTGATAAAACCGAAGCACAACAACGCCAATTCTTAGCCACTCAACTTCGTGGTGATTATACCGGTAATGATTTATCGAAAGTCACCGCAGGACTCATTTCCGCAGAGAAACAAGCACGTGTTACAGGCGACCAAGCAGAAGCGAAAGCCCGACAATCACTGGAAACACGGATGAATGGGAATGTTTCAGCGATTAATAAATCATTAGAAACCCTCACCTCGAAACAGCAAGCACAAACGCAAGAGATTTCAACGCTCAATTCAAATCTTAAGGGGAAAGCTGATAGCAGTGTGGTGAATGCGTTAAATACGCGAGTATCTAATATTGATGGCAAAGTGACGTCTGCAACCTCTCAGGTACAAACGTTATCCAGCAAATTAGATACAGTGAAAGCCGATTTAACGGAGTCTGTGGTGGTGGATTTAGATTTATCTAAACTCAATGAAAACACCTATTATCCGATTATTTTGCCATTAGTAACTTCTCGACGTTATGCCTTTAAGGTTTTTAGGACATTAGGGCAATATAGAGACAATAAACCGAGCTATGCGACTCACAATACCAAAGGTTTTGCCATGATTGTGGAATGGCAAGTGAGTGGTTCTGGATGGGGAACCCAGTCTGAAAACCGCATCATTGATAATTTTGATTGGCGATGGACAAATCAATCCCCTGTGATGGGGCCAGCTCAATTAACGAATGGTTCTGTGGAATATATCTATTTGCGAGGAGGGGCTAAATATCAGCTCACTAAGCATAAAAGTGTTAACCATCAAATTATCACCCGCACTTATACCAATAACAAACAATCGGTGGCACCAAAAGGATTTGTGGCGAATGAAGTACCTAAGTCCAGCGAACAGAAAGCCAATGCAACGGCGAATGCGGTAAACCAACTTGAAACTAAGGTGACTGAGGTCTCAGGTAAAGTGACCTCTACCGCCCAGCAAGTCACTCGCCTTGAAAGCCAAGTGGGTACAAGTTCAGCCAAAATCGAACAAACGTCGAAAGTGGTCACCGACATAAATGGCAAAATTTCCGCATCATGGACAATGAAAGTTCAGCAAGATAGCAAAGGGAATAAAGTCATTACGGGCATTGGCTTAGGGTTTAATGCACAAGGAAATAGCCAATTTCTGGTCAATGCCCAAAACTTTGCAGTGATATCGTCATTAAATGGCAAAGTGGTGACACCGTTTATCGTGAAGAATGGACAGGTGGTTGTTAATGAAGCTTTTATTGGTGATGCAACTATTACCAGTGCAAAAATAGCTAATGTATTGCAATCAACCAATTTCAGCCATGCAAACAAGGTGGGCTATCAACTTAATATGCGCACTGGTGAAGAAATTAAATATGGGAATAACGCTCAGGGGTACTGGATTGAAACAAACATATTAAAACGTTTGTTTGATAAAAAAGGCACAATGCGTATCAGAATGGGGATATGGTAATGGGCATGGGTTTAGAAATATATGATGAGAAAGGGCGACTCATTATTGGAGAAGACACTATTATACCGCGCCACTTGGGGCAATTTGACCTTCCTTTGTCCCAATATGGATCTCTTACTATTCCTGAGATTTCCTTAGGAGGTGAGGTTGTTTGCCATTTCTGGCTACGGTATCGCTCTCGATGGAGTGGTGAATTTCATGTAGATAAGCCTAATGAGAGAACAGAGTACTCCATATCTGGGAACACGTTAAATTACCGCGTTGATTACAATATCTATCGCTGGGAGAACAATGGCTCTGGTGGTGGGCAGACACAAGCGAATGACTCATTCTCAAGTCATGTTGTCGTATGGGTGGTGTGAAATGGTTGGTGTAGAAATTTACACAAATAATAGGCTGATACAATTAACCGATAAACTCGAAACAATATGTGTTTTGAGAAAAGCAACTCCTGATGAACTAACGTCATCATCAGGCCCTCATGATAGCTATCCGAGAATCTATGCGTTAAATAGCCAATGGATGGTTGCTCCGATTTCCAAGGTAAGCATACCTCAACACGGAGTTGGTCTTGAAGTTTATGATGAGCAAGGGAAAATGAAATTTTCATCTCTTGCTAAGTTGGTCTGCTTTGAGAAATATTATGATGTCAATACGGGGAGCGCTGGCAAAGGCTCATTAAGAATCGCAGGCAAAAGTGGTCATCGGTATGGCATGATTAAGACTCGCTCTATGGGGTATTTTCATAATACAAACATACGAAGCTACATAGACCCTGACACGTGGGATGAAGTTTGGACATTCAAAAGATATAGCGAGCGTTATGTCTTGGTTGATGATGTGGGAGGGTTAACATTTGAGTATCGATACGAGTTCTTAGGAGAAGAGGATGGCTGGATAAGTATGCCTCCGAGTCGAGAAGGTTCTGGATTAATGGAACAAGGGCTTATGATAGACGTTTCAATGTTAGAAGATTAAATACCGCACTAATGTGGTTTTTTTGTATCTAAATTTTAGGAAATAAATCATGATATACACAACAGGCACTGTTAGCACAGTGTCAGGGTCTGCTATTGTCTCTGGCACAGGTACCATTATTTTAATTAAAAATGGTAATGCTAATTTTATTTATATGGTGGACAGGGTTAATAGCGATACAGAATTAGTCATTTCACAACCGGCTACATTTACCGTAAAAAACACTAGTTACAGCATTAATCTCACTGAGCCGAACTCATACAGCGACGCTAATAATCGTATGACCGCTATTGCATCAGATATTACGTAGTTCTTAAACGAGCAACGAGTTACGCTCGATGGTGTTAAAAAAGTGCTGGGGGATATTAGTAAAAAGTTAGATAAAAGTAGTGTGGACCTTTCAGGGATTTCGAAGTGCGATTACACGTAATACACAAATGGCTTATTGTGTGTTTCGACAAAAAATCCACCTTAAAGGCGGGCGCTATTGGTCTTTGCCGACAATATTATCGCATTTAGATAAGTGTGTTGTGTTTTATCATACCACCAACTCTCAAGCGGAAGTGAGCTATTTAGCGCATAAAAAGCAATTATACAGCTCAGCCCAAACAGACATTTATGTGTGTGTATTCGTTTCAGGAATGGTTTTGACCCCGAAGAAACGTTGGGGGGTTATCACTGTACAGTGAAGATGGAGCACGGGTCTTTAATACGGACTATCTGCCTTTTACCCGAGGACAATCAATGGCATTGTTATTACGGAAGGGGAGTGTAGAGACTCCATATAGCTTGCCTTTAGTCTGTGCAACCAGTCAGTTTGTGAATGCGTCTTATCAGGATGACCACATTGATTGGGCCAAGCGCAATACGGGGATATGGGGATTCGTTTTCGGGGAAAACAGATTTTTGTGAGTGAATGGATACGTGATGTTCATCGGCAACATCATGTAGAGCAACGTATTCCCTTTTATATCCTTAATGGTTCACATTATTTTTAATAAAATAAATACCTGTCTATAT